AAATAGAAATGCAATTTAGAAAGTTATCACAAGCCGAATTACATACAATAGCACCAATATTAGATAGTGCAAGTCAAACAGTAAAATATTATGATGATACAAAAGGTGCTTATGTAACAATGTCAACATATACTGGAGATTGGAAGGTAACAAATAGAGGAATAGGGCAAAATGAAGGGTTTTCAGTAAGTTTTATTGCTAGAAAAAGGAGGGAGTAGTGAGAACACATACACAAGCTTTTAAAGAAGAATTGACAAAACTAGGTAAACAGCAAAAAGTTATGATAACATATAGAACAACTACATTGACAAATGACCAGATAAATAGCGTTACTTATTCATTTGACACTACTCTTCTCAAATCAATAATGACTTGCCTTGAAATAGATAGTAATGTTGAAATTCCTATCGATACTGAAATCAATTTTCAATACGGATTACTAGTAAATGGCGATTATGAGTATTTAGATTTTGGTAATTTTATAGTAAGGGAAATTGAAAAACAAGAAGACACACGTTCTTATTCAATTGTTGCTTATGACAAGATGTTCTATGCAATGCAAGACTATGAACCTTTAGATGTTACATACCCTATTACAAATGTGAATTTCTTTAAAGCATTATGCGATAAATTAGAATATGAATATCAAGACAATATTGCTGACTTATTAGCAAATGCAAGCAAACAAATAACTTCAGATGTATTTGCTGATATAGGGTTTACTTATAGAGATGTATTAGATGATATAGCAGAGGCAAATGGCGTCAATTTTATAATGAATGATAACATAATAGAAGTCAAAGCAACTGAAACATCATTAGAAAACGGTTATGTTAGTGGAGAAACTTTATATTTACAAGAAACAAGCTCAAATGTTACAAATGAAATATTAACTTTAGCAGAAACACAATCTTTTGTAAGCGATGAGACGTTAATATTAGGAACAGGAGAAGTTATTACTGAAGAATATTTAAAAGATGTTAACGTAAACTTTGGAAAAATGTTTGGACCTATTAATTCTATAGTTTTAAGCAGAAGTACGAACGACAATATCTATAAAAAAGATGATAGCAGTATAGCGACTAATGGCTTATGTGAAATAAAGATAAGTGACAATCAAATAATGAATGGCAATGATAGAGGAGATTATTTACAAGGAATATTTGATAATTTAAGTGGATTGACATTTTGTTTAAATGATTATAAATCAACAGGAATTTGCTATTTAGAACCATTAGAAGATTACGGAATAAAAATTGGTGATACATTATATTCTTGTATTCTTATGAATGACGAAATCAATATCACTCAAGGATTAGAAGAAAATATTTATACTGACCCACCAGAGCAATCTCAAACTGACTATACAAAAGCAAGCAGAACAGAACACGACACTAGTTTAATAATAGACAAAAATAATAAACAGATACAAAGTTTAATAACTGAAGTAGGAGATAGAACTAATAAGACAACAAGTATCACTCAAGATATAGATACAATAACAAGCGAAGTAAGTGTAATAGCGGATGTTACAGAAGAAAAGCAAGACAATGGAGCATTAACTTTTGAAGATGTAAATATAAGTGAGCCTTTATACATAAGACTATATGCATTAGATAGTTGGATTTCTTATTTATACCCATCTAGCACATACCCTAGTAGCACATTGTACCCTCAACAAAGAACTATAAGATTTGAAAATACAACTACAAATGAAATATTTGATTATACTTTACCTTGCGACTTAAGATTTTATGAAGATGCACAACACGGAATAGATTTTACTTATGATGAGTTTATACTAGATTATGAAAATCAAGTATGTAAGAAAATAGAAAGAATAGGCATAAATGCAAGTGGAGCTTATGTACATTCACAAGAAAGAGAAATAACTTACGATTACCCATCAATAGTTTTAAGCGAAGGCGATTATACTATTTCTGTATTAGGTCATACTAGATATTATTTAAAAGTTAGAATAAATAAAGTAACTGAATATACGAAACAGTTTGCAACAAGAGTTGATTTAAGTTCTAAAATAGAACAAACGGTAGACACAATTAATTTAGAATTAAACGAAAAGGTAAATAATGAAGATTATACAGCTGCTCAAATCTTACTTAAAATCAATAATGATGAAAGTGAAACTCAAATCAAGGCAGATAAAATTAATCTTGCACGGAAAAACTATTAATATGACTTCTGAAACAATTTCAATCAATAGTGACTATTTCCAAGTAACTCCAGAAGGACAAGTAACCTGTCAAAAATTAGCAGTAACCGGAAACGAAAGCTTTATTAATTTAAATGACACTTTCATTGTTAATAAGTTCGGAAATGTGTTCATTTTAGACAACGGAAGATATGAAGAAGGTGTTAATGCAAACTTAAATATAAGCGATACTAGTGGAAACAGAATTTCATCAATATACAGTGGAGAAATAGATTTAAATAATCAAGGTTATTACTTAAGAATACACGCTGAAACTTATGCAAATGCGACACTTGATATTGCAAATGGATTAATTGGAATGTGGCAAAATAATGATACTAATCAAGACCACGCCATAATACTTGGAGTAGAAAGTGGACCTAAAATTTTTTGCGGACAAACTAGTACGAGTACAGTTATTTATGAGAATTATATGTATTGCCAAGATTATAGAAATATCTCATCTTTAGAAGCAAAGAAAAACATAAAAGTTTATAATAAAAAAGCATTACCTGAAGTTCTAAACACTGACATATATTGGTATAATTATAAAACAGATACAACAAAAGACAAAAAAATAGGTGTAATTATTGGAAATGATTACAATTGCACTAATGAAATTATAAGTGATGATAAAAAGTCAATTAATCTATATTCTATGATTTCATTAAGTTATAAAGCTATACAAGAATTAGCTAAAGAAGTGGAGGATTTAAAAAATGGAAAAACCAACTAGTTTAGTGATATTTGAATTAAAGCAAAAGATTGTAGATGATATAAATGAGTCAAAACTTCCAATCTATATTATAAAACCTATTGTGAAAGAAATATATGATAGAGTGGTAGAACAAGATGTTATACAAATGCAAAAAGATAAAGAAGAATACGAGAAAGGAGAGAAATAATGGCTTACGAAAAAACAGTATGGGAAGACAGTCCTAGTACATCAACTCCTATTAATTCAACAAATTTAAACCATATAGAAGATGGATTATATGCAACAAATAGTGCAGTAGACATTTCGTCAACAAATCCCGCTTCACAAACCAGTTATTACCCAACTTTTGTTTCAACTACAGGAGTATCAAAACAAAGAACGAATGATGGATTAAGATACGACACATTACAAGGAACAACTAGCTCTGTAGGACGAAGTACTTTAGTATTAGGGAATGGAACAGCAAGTGGAACAGCAGGAAATAAACAAGGAAGATTAGCATTACATAATTCAAGTACAGGTTACACTTGGTTACAAACCGCAACATCATCAAATGCTGTAACTCAAACATTGCCTGCACTAACTGGAACAGTGGTAGTAAAACAAGATGCCACAATAACTACAGAAACTAATGGTTGGTATAAAGTTAATATGGGAGCTTATACAATGTATTTCTTAAATAGTTCTACAGTCAGCGATACATATTCTGCAAATTCTTGGGGAGGCAAACAAAGAAATTTACCTAGTGGAATTACTTTTGACTCAACAAAAATGGCATTTATGGGAAATGCAAGAGGAACAGACCACGCAATAAGAGCAGGAACATCAATAAGTAACGGAGCAACAGCTTTTACAATAAGTTGGCATAATGCACATAGTGGAAGTGTTACAACAACAATAGAATATAATGCCACTTTAATAATATTTCCATAATTAAGAAAGGAGAAATAAATGGCAGATATTAGTATAATACAATTATCAGACAATACACAATACAATATAAAGGACGCACAAGCAAGACAAGATATTGCTACAATAAATGAAGAGATAGGCGATATCGAAACATTGCTTGCGGCAATATAGGAGGTGTAAATGAGTATAGCAAGTGAAATAACACGTTTGCAAAATTCAAAAGCAGACGTAAAGACACAAGTAAATATAGACAAAGATTTAATCAACAATGGAACAGCCTTTATAGATGATGAAACAGTAGACGATTACGATGACAAGATAGAAGAAATGCAAGAAGCCTATAAGAAGTTTATACCAATACAAAGCGAGTCAGGAACAACAGAGGTAACTATAGATAACACAGGAGATACAAAGGCTTTAACAAGTATAGGAATTGATGGAAATATAGAACAATATACTACTACTGGGAAAAATTTACTAGATGAATCAACTTTAAGACAAGGAAGTGGGGCTGATTCAAGCTCAACAGCACGTGTTTTTATTCCTGGAAATTATTATTTAGAGACAGGAACTTATACAGTTTATACAAACTTAAATACAAGCACTTATAAATATGCCGTTGGCATTGCTTCAAGTGCTTTCCCTTTTAGTGGAACATACTTATATGACTCTGGCTGGCAAACAACAGACCATTTCACTTTTACAATCAATCAAAGAGGTTATTTAGGCTTAGGAATGGCTAAGAGTGATGGGGCAAGTGCAATTAGCCCAAGTGATGTATCAGGTTATTATTTTATGGTAGTTAAAGGAAGCTATGATAGTAGCACAGCCTACGAATCATACACAGGTGGAATCGCTTCACCCAATCCTTCATTTCCACAGAGTGTTAATGTAGTTACTGGAGATAATAATGTAGTAGTAAGAGGAAGAAACATTAATTCAACAACTACAAGAGTAGGTTTATATTTAATAGTTGATGGAACTTACAGCTCTACTACAACTTCGTATATAACAGTCGGAGATTTAATTCCTTTAGATTATAACAAAACAATAACTGTTTCAAATGAGAAAAGTAAATCAGGTTCGTGGTATATGTTGGAATACGACAAAGATAAAAATTATCTAAATCAAAATCAATTACTTACAGGTACGACAGCTACATTTACAACACAAAATCCTTTAACAAAATATATTGCAATTGATTTGGGTGGTGGTATAAATCTTGAAAATGCAGGAGAGATAATGATTGAAACAGGCTCAACAGCACATTCTTACGAACCATACATAGCACCAACATCATATCCTATTAATTTAAAAAGTAAGAACTTATTAGATGAGAGTACAATACAAGAAGGTACTTATAACGGTTTTGTTTCAGGAATAAGATGTTTTTATTGTTCAAATTATTATTTAAAGCCAGGTACTTATACTTTAATAACTAATATCGATGAAAATTCTGATTTTAGGTATAGTATTGTTACATCAGAGAATATTTTTCCTACAAATACAACTAAGTTTGATTCATCTTGGAAACAACTATCAAGTTTTACATTTACACTTACTTCATCAAATGAAGGCTATTTGGGAATAATTATGTCAAGGAAAAATGGCACAGATGCCATTCAGGTTAGTGACCTTGCAGATGTTAAAATAATGGTATATGAAGGCTCTTACGATGATACTATAACTTATGAACCTTATTTAAATATTGAACTAGCTCAAATAGGAACATATATAGATAAATTATATAGAGATAATACGGATGGTAAATGGTACAAATATAATGCGATAAAAAAATCAACTTTAGGAAGTGATATCACATTCTTATCTACTACAGGAGGGTTTTATAGTGCAACAGCTACAGATTATGCTACAAGCGGAAATACACCTTATTGTGAATGGTATCAAGGTAAAAATAATACCGCAGCTATAAATGGAATAACTGATAAAGAGATTGCTTTTAACACAAGTTCTTCTCCATACCCTAGACTTTATTTAAAAGATAGTAATTATTCAAGCAATACTACACTAAATTCTGACTTATCAGCTAATCAAGTACACATTTACTATGCACTAGCAACACCAACCATTACAGAAATAACAAATACAACTTTAATAAACCAATTAGAAGCAATACATCTTGCAACAGGTACTAACGTAATAGAGTTTGATGGAGACACCTTAGTATCAGGATTAGACATAAATTATATAGGCGAAGCATCACCTCACCTATAGAAAGGAGAAAATTATGAGCGACAGAACTTATGATTTAATCAAGAACATTGCTTTATTACTTGCTCCATTTATTACTTTAGTTTTATCATTGCTTTGTGCTTTTGGAGTAATTGACAATCAAGTATCAGTAGCAATAGCTGGAGCATTTGACACATTTTTAGGTGCAATAGTAGTAATAGCAAAAGAAATCTATGACAATAAGAAAAAAACAAAGAAAAAATAATTTACGAAAGGAGAAAACAATGGATGAAAATGAATTAGAAGAAAGAGCAAACAAAATGATTGATGACAAAGATATTCAGACAACAGTTAATAGTGATGGATTAGAGGGATTATTAGAAGAAAGGGGGAATGCAGAGAATGTCATTTACACCTAGAACAAGTTGCCCTTATGACAACAAATATTATATTAGACAAGCGAATGGTGGTTATAATGGGGCAATACAAGGAAGCCCTACAAAGGCAGGAGCGAACGTATTAGCAAACTGCGTAGGGTATGCCAACGGAAGATTTGGGGAAATAATGAATAAAGGTTATATTCCATATCAATTAGTTTGCAATGCTGAAAACTTCATAGAAAAAGCAGTGGCTTATGGACTTAAAATAAGCAATACTCCAACATTGGGCGGAATTATGGTATGGCAAAAAGGAAGTTTATCAAGTGGAGATGGAGCAGGCCACGTAGCAGTAGTAGAAAGAATTAATAGTGACGGCTCAATCTATACAAGTGAAAGTGGATGGGGAGGACCAACATTCTTTAATTCTACAAGAAACAATAGTAATGGTAGATGGGGACAAGGTTCAGCATACTCATTTAGAGGCTGTATTGTAAATCCTTCAGTAGAGCCTTCGCCAACTCCAACGCCGACAAATCAAATTTCACAAATACAACAAACTCTTAATGAAAGATATCATTTAGCAATTAAGGTAGATGGTTATTATGGAAACCAGACCAAAAAAGCTTTAGTAATAGGATTACAAACTGAACTTAACAAACAATTTGGAGCACATCTTGTTGTAGATGGAGTATTTGGACCTGCAACAAAGAATGCTTGTAGAAATGTAGCTTACGGAGCAAGAGGTAACATAACTTGGTTAATTCAAGCAATGCTAGTATGTAGAAATTACAATTTAACTGTTGACGGTATATTTGGAACAAGCACTAAAAATAATGTAATAAGTTTTCAAAAATACTATGGACTTACAGCGGACGGAATTGTAGGTAAAAATACATTTGAAAAGTTGTTTAAGTAATTTACAAATAATTTAGAATGGTGCTATAATTATAAGAGAGAGGTGTAATATGGACATAACATTAGTAATAGCAATAATTGGTTGTATTATAGGACTTCTAAGTTTTTTCTTTGCTCGAAAAGATAGTGGAGAAAAGAAAACAGAGAATAGTTCTTTTCAATTAGGCACGCTTGTTACAAAAATGGATTTTCTGACTGAACAAGTTAAAATACTTTCAGATAAATTTGACAAATATGATACAGAAGTTAATGAAAAGATACAAAAGGAAATAAACGCTCATGTATTAGCATATCATAAAAAGGATTAAAAAAATGTTTGAGAAAGAGATGGAAATGATGAAAAAAACACTTAAAGAAGTAGAAGAAGGTAGTCATTCAATTGCTTATGAGTTATTACAAGATTGCCAAAAAACAAAAATTATTTTAATCATATTGCTTTTCTTTACAATATGTTTATTATTTGCCTCAAATATTTATTGGATTAACTACATCAAAGATTTGGAAATTACTGACACTTATGAAGAAATTATACAAGAACAAGAGAATACAACTAACTCTTATATGAGAGGAGAAATTAATTAATGGGTACAGCAAGACAAAGAATAATAAGACATACAAGAAAAGTGTCAAGAAGGAAAACAAATGGTAGAAAAAGTACCAGAAGAAAAAGACGTTAAATTTGATTTCACTCGTAATGAATATAATTATTTTTGCGAGCAATGTATGTTTTCAGATTTACAAGAAAAAATTCTTGAGATGAAAATAAAAGAAAAGTCTAACGTGCAAATTTCAATGAATTTGCATATTAGCGAACCAACAGTTACAAGAGAAGTAAGAAAGATAAAAAAGAAAATTCTTAAAATACTATAGAAAAAGTTGTTTATTTTCACAATCCTTCCTAGAAAGAAGTCACTATAATTAGTGGCTTCTTTTTTTTGACGTTCTAAAATCGTTTTTAAGACGTTTTTATTTTTGGAATGATAAATATCATTACTTAATAGCTTATGTTTAAAATAGCTATGTTTTTGCACGAATTTGATTAGAATTTGACGTGTTATTGATTAGTTATTGATGAGTTAATAAGAAAAATCTATTTTATAATTAAATTAAAGAAAGGAGGTATAGGAGAATAGTAAAAATATGCTGAAGGAAAATCCTGAGAAAGTAGTAAGCATTATTGCCTATATCTCCTTATTAATTTATGTATTATAACCCATATATGAATAATTATCAAAATATGCAAATGCCACAACAATATACACAACCAGTTTATAAGCCTTTAGGATTACAAGGCAAAGTTGTTGACAATCTTGATGTAGTAAAAGCAATGGATATCTCTATGGACGGAAGTATGAATTATTACCCATTAGCAGATGGTAGTGCAATAGCAACAAAACAATTACAACAAGACGGAACAAGTAAAGTGGTTATTTATAAACCAATTACTGAGCAAGAAACAGAACAACCAAAGTATGTTACTGAAAGTGATTTGAAGTCTTTTAGTGAAAAAGAATTAAAAGATATGAAAGATGATTTAAAAATACTAAAAAGAAAAGTAGAAGATATAATTGATGACTTAAAAGAAAAGAAGGAAAAATAAATGAACCCTATTGATATCATAAAAAACTATGTAACAAAAGGATTGACTCCTCAATCTATTGTTAAAAACATGACTAAAAATAATCCTATATTTACTAACTTAATAGAAATGGCAGAAAATGGAAATGAAAAAGAAGTAGAAAACTTTGCAAGAAACTTAATGAAAGAAAAAGGAAAAGACTTTGACAAAGAATTTGCGGAGTTTAGAAATAATTTTAGATAAATTAGTTGCAACATAATTTATAAATAATTTTAAAGAAGGGAGAAAAAATGAATTACGACAATTCAAGCTTAAGTGCATCAGATGTAGCATTATTAACTGGTTCAAGAAATAATGGATTTGGTGGATTTGGCGATGGCTCAGGAGCTTGGTAAACATATCTGCCAAGGGTAAATTGAGGTATTAAACTGGAAAGCTGAGATGCTAATCAGAACCGAAGGCTATGCTAAGCATAGTCAGGGGCAACGCATAGATAGTGAAAAGATATAATCTATCCACGAGACCTCAATAATTGTTTACAATGTTTAATAAAAATTATATAATGGAGCTAAAGGGGGCTAAAATATGAAGAAAAACTCATTCTATACTTTAGATGATTATATAATTACAAAAGAAGGTATAGTAATAAACAAACACAACAATCACGTTTTGAAACCACAAAAAAATGACAAAGGTTATTTAAGAGTCATCATTGGTCATAAAAGATATTTTGTTCACAGATTAGTTGCAGAAAAATATGTAAAAAAAATTGATGGCAAAAATCAAGTAAATCACAAAGATGGAAACAAATTAAATAACAAATATGAAAACTTAGAGTGGGTTAACAATCTTGAGAACAGAAAACATGCAGTAAAAAACAACTTGCACTTATGTGGTGAAAAATGCAGTTGGAGTAAATTAAAAGAAAAAGATGTTATTTATATTATACAAAATCCGTCTATATCTACAAAAGAATTAAGCAAACAATTCGATGTTTCTTATTCTACAATCTCTGATATAAAAAAACGGAAAAACATGGAAACAATTAAAAAGATATGCTGACCTATCACAAAAAGAAGTGATAGAAGTATAAGATAAAAAGCTTATACGATAACAATTTGGGATTATTATATTTTTAATATTTGCATTAGGTGGCTGGAATAACGGTGGCTTTGGTGGAAACAATGGCGGAAGCTTTGGTGGAACTACTTTTGTTCCTTATGGTGGTTTTGGTTATGGTTCAACAGATACGTATTCTGCTTTATCTAGACAATTAGACCAAGGATTTACAAACTTAAATACTGACATCAATCAAGTAAATAATAATGTTACACAAGGATTTTACAATACAAATGCTGCTTTATTAACAGGCTTTGGAAACAGTAACCTTGCAACTTGTCAAGGATTTGCTGACACTCAAAGACAAATTTGTCAAAGTACCGATAGTATTAATGCAAACATAAACAATAATGGTTATGAGACAAGATTGTTAGGTGTAAATATGAATAGTGCATTACAAAATTGTTGCTGTGACCTAAAAACAAATGTTGCTGACTTAAAATATACAGTAGCAACAGAAAATTGTGCTGATAGACAAGCATTAAATGAAGGTATAAGAGATGTAATAGCTAATAATACAGCAAATACTCAAGCTATACTTGATAAACTATGTCAACAAGAATTAGATGCTAAAAATGAAGTAATAGCAAACTTAAGAACACAACTAAATATGGCTGATTTAAAAGCTTCACAAACAGCTCAAAATGCTTTTATAGCTCAAGGATTTAGTGATGAAGTAGACGCATTATATAATAGATTGAATAATTGTCCTGTTCCAAGTACACCAGTATATGGAAGAACACCAATCTTTACTTGCAATCAAAACTATAATGGATGCGGATGCGGATGCGGAAATAATTTTTAAGCAAAATCTGATTACAGATAACTCATTGTGAGATTGCTTACAATAAAAGAGGTAGTCAGTGCTACCTCTATTTTTATAGAAAGGAAAAAGAAAAATGATACAAAGTTATATTAACACAATTACACCATTAACATCAAATACTGATAGTGTAGCATTTCAAACTGATTGCATAAGAACTAGAAGTTCGACTTGTTGCGGATGGCTTAATCATTCTCAAGGTTCTCCAAATTATGAGGTTTTAAGCGACGGAAAAACAAATGCTATGTACGAAATTAATTTTGATGCGACAGTTAGTAGTGCAACAGCTGGAGTGGTTGCTTTTGGTATATATAAAGACGGAGTGCTAATGCCTGGAACTTTAATGGCTGTAACATTAGATGCTGCAGATGATTATGAAAATGTTTCTATGAATAAAAAGTTTATAGTTTGTTGCAGAGGAAATGCAGACATTGATGTAAGGTCAGTTCCTGCAGTAGCAACACCAACTACTCCAACAACACCTGTCGAAACAGAAATACCTATTATTGTTAGTGCTAATTTAAGCTTAAATAGACTATCATAAGGAGGGTTATATGGAAGAAAATTGTGATGATTTAGAAATACAAAAAATAGTAGATAATAAAATTAAAGAATTTATAGCTACAGATATTAATCCTAATAATTTGGATGCACTTTATAAACTAGTAGACATCAAAAAAGATTTTAAAAATATAGAATATTGGGAAAAGAAAGGAGAAAAAGATGAGATACGGAGAAGATTATAGAGGTTATAGAAACTATAATGAATATGGTCGCAGAGGAAGATACAACGGTGGTAGAGGTTCTGGAAGATATAGAGGCGATGATATGATAGAAGATATGAGAGAAGAATATGACAACTACAGTGAAAGTCGCAACTATGGAGATGGACAAGAGTCAATGAGGTCTTTAGACTATATGCTAAAATCAGTACATCAATTTGTTAAAATGCTACAAGAAGATGCTAATTCGGAAGATGAAATGCAGTTAATTAGACAATATACAAGAAAAATTGGAGAAATGTAATGTTTAGATACTATAATGCTAATCCAGTGCTTAATGAAGTAGAAGATTGTTCAATAAGAGCAATTTCAGTAGCAGAAGGTATAAGTTGGGATGAAGCATACAAAAAATTATGCAGATTTGCAAGGCATAATGGTTTAATGATAAGCAGTGTAGAGAATATAGAAAAGTATTTAGATGACAAATATGATAGAATACCTGTTTATTATAAAACTATTAGAGAATTTGCAAATAATAATAAGTATGGTATATATTTAATAACAATGAAAGGGCATATAACAGTAATAAAAGACGGAATAATTTACGACACATTTGACCCTTCAAATAGAATAATATGGGACGTATGGCAAATTGAATAATGATGGAATATTTCTATTAAATATAATTGCAAATTGCTTTCAAATATTAGATTACAATTTAAATGTTACGCAAACATCTAATGACGTATTATTTAAAGAATTGCAAAAGCAAAATAAAGAATATCTTGAAAAGATAGTAAAACAAAATGAAGAAATAATAAAGAAATTAGATGAAATAAAAAAAGCCTAGACAGTATATGTCTAGGTTAACTATTAAAATATTAATAGGAATGTGTAGGGAATGCACACCTCAATATTATGTACTTAAATTATATCTATAAGTTAAAAAAATGTCAATATTTGACTTATAAAAATTATAGTGAGATAATTGAATTAATCATTTAATAACCTCAAAATAAAAAGCGGAAAGTCTATTATTGTATAGATACTTCCGCTTTATTTATTTCTATTATGGTTTTTTCAACGCCTTTTTGATAGATTATTCTTGAACCATCCCAATTATCTATTATGTTATAATTGTCATCTTCTAATATGCCATACTTTACTAAAATATCAGCAATAGCATTTTCAAGATTAGTCAAGTCTCTTTTTCTTTTATCAGGAACATAGAAAGTTGCTTTTAGATTTATAGGGTAATTGATAGGCGAAGTTTTATAAAGTTGTAAGATATATCCGCAGTCTTTTTCAAATTGTCTATATTGTTTAGATTGTATAATCATAGGCTTATGTGTATTACGATTATATATTATCTCTTGGGAGTTCTTCTTGCTCCTTGTTAGTAGGGGTATTTCTATTCTCAAAATACTCATCAATTAATCTTCTTTCTTTAGATGGCACAATCTTACGTTTTCTGAAATTAAGGCAACGATAGACATACATAGTACCTTCTTGATATTCAAATATTTCAAAACAGTTATCTTTTGCTTTACGACAATTGGAGCATATATATTTCTTAAAATAAGTTTCCATAATATAAACTCCGTTTTTTTTGATTTTATAATTTCGATAATTTTATGTCAATATTTTACATAATTTTTTAATATTATTTTAATATAATCTTTTAACCCTTACAGACTGTAACAATAAAAAATTTTTCATAAATTTAATAAAAACTATTTACAAAGTATTAAAAAAGTATTATAATAATATCAATAAAACAAAAAGGAGGAAAAGGTTGAAAGTAGGTGAAATTATTAATTACAGAGGTTGGAAAATAAAAAAATCAAAAGTATTTAAAAATAAAAAAGCAAATTATTATTTACCAGATACAGGATTATTTTTTGAAACATTACAAAAAGCAAAAAAAATTATAGACAAATTTGAAAAAGATGAAAAAGAAGGAAAACATATATTAATAAGATTTGACAAAATAATAAAGTTATAAAATAAAAAGAAAGGAGAATAACATAAACATGAAACATGAAATTGGAGAAATTTGGAAAGAAAAAGAAGGAAGCAAAATAATATGGCAAGTGCAATTCCCAAAAGGAATAGCAAGTTATAATAAAAAGAAAGTAGCAATGATGTGGGCAGAACAATTGATGAAAGATAAACAAGCCGGAATAATTTAATATTAAAAAGATGAGCTAACAGACTATACGGGCAGAAAGAGTATAAAAAAGGAGGAATAAAAAATGGGAACACGTAGTACAGTAAAATTTTATAGTAGAGGAAATCATAATATTTTATCAGTTTATAATCAATTTGATGGTTATATTACAGGAGAAGGAGAAGAATTAGTAAATTTTCTAACAAGCGATGAATGGAAAGGAAATGGTTTTGAAGATACAGCATTATTATATGTATGCTATAAAAAACAAGGCAAACCCTATCATACATATGCAACAACAGAATATGATTTACAAGAATATAATTACATAATATATGATACAGATGAAGGTATAAGAATATCAATACGAGAGGAAAGATGGTTAGATAATACGAATGAGCACGCTTATGTTGAAACATTAAGGTTTGGTACTATTGATGATTTAAAAAAATACGTAGAGGAAGAAAGAATAAAAGAACAAGCAATAATGAATAGCAGAAATGGAGAATAAGTTAACAATAATAATGTAATATAAAATTAATAATAAATTATATAGAAAGTATTTACATTTTTAATATTTTTATATATAATAATAAACAATAAAACAAAGGAGGATTATTAAATGAAAAAACAAAGAACAATTTCAAGAAAAACTTATGAAAGGTTATGTAAGATTGAAGATACAATATCTTTAATTTTACAATTCATAGGAATTACAATTATTACTTTAGGTGGAATTGCAATGCTATGGGCAATAACATCAACTATTATTATAGTTTTAGGTTAAAGAAAGGAGAAGTTAAAAAATGATTAGCGAAGGAGAACTTAATTATTATCAAGACTACACAGATGATTGCGATACAGTATTTTCAGCATTAAACGTATTACTTACAGATTTAACAAATGAAACAGTAATAAAAGAAATTGAAGGCGTAATTGATATGTTACATATGAATTTGGATGGCGATTATGAATTTGGAAACATTATTCTACAGCAAGCAAGTAATGAACAAAGACGTTTTGAAAACACTGAATATTGGAACTCAAAATTTTAAGGGGGAATAATGGACTTAAACAAGATTGAGAAAAAACTCGATAAATTATTTTGGTTATATGGCAATAGTCCATTGCGATATATAAAACCAATAAAAGAACACTGGTGTAATAAGATTAATTTCTTGTTATATATGAAAAGAAAAAAGGAAGGAGAAAGAAAAGAATGTTTAATGAAAAAGAAAAGGAATACTCAAGAAAGAGAGGGGAAGAAATTCCAGTATGGAAAACGCAAAAATACGAAGAAGCAAAAGCAAAAGCAATCGAACTAATTGATAGCAAAAAATACGATTTAACAGAGGGTGATTTTTGGATTTTGATGAATGAAACCAAAACTGGTAAAATGCAATACACAGGATTAATAATCAGTCATAATGGTTGCTTAAAAATAAATGACAAACTAGATAATAAATTCAAAACAAGTTGTACAGCTATTGACAAAGATGGTTATAACAATAGTTTAGTTTATACTTACATTGATGAAGATGTTTATGAAGTTGGAGAGGTTAGTAAAGACAATTGTACGAACCCATACCCATATGCAATGGCATTCAAAAGATGCTTTGATAGAGTAGTATTAAAAAAGAGCAAATTAGCTTATGCAGGCGTATATAGTGATAGTGAGGCTGATGAATTTAGAAATAAAGGCGATGATGATGAAGAAAAACCAATAACACCAACTCAAGCAGAAGCTTTAAAAATGTCAATAACTAATAATAAATTAGCAGATGATTTTGTTCAAAATACATTACAAAAATATGGATTTGGCAAAATAGAAGATATAACCAAAGGAACTTATGGTTCAATAGTAAAAGATTTGAAAGGAGAATTATAAAATGAGTCATAAAGAAAGAACATTAGATTATATGAGACAATTTGGCAGCATAACCAGTAAAGAAGCTTTTGATGATTTAGGAAATACAAGATTGAGCGCTACAATCTACAATTTAAGACAAGAAGGTTATGACATATTTAGCACTAAAGAAACAAGCAAAAATAGATTTGGAGAAAAAACAACATATGATAGATATTATTTAAGGGAGGAATAAATGGACGATAAAGCATTAGCGATATTTGTATTAATAACTGAAATACTAAATGTAAGTGTATTTATAGCATTAACTTATATTTGCATAAGACAAGAAATTAGATTAATAGAACTAGAGGAAAAGGAGAAATAAAATGGAAGAGAAATCAATAGGCGGATTATGGATTACTGAAGGCAAAAATGGGAAAAAATTTATGAAAGGCAATGTGGAAATAAATGGACAAAAAGAGTATATAATTATCTTTAAGAATAACTATAAGAAAGATAGACAACCTGATTATATGATTTACAAGCAACAACAAAAAGAACAACCAATAGATGTTACTGAAGAAATAACAAATGGCGTGGAATTGCCTTTTTAAGGAGTAAATATGAACTCAATAATAAATAAAGCTTTATCAAAAAGAAAAACAACATTAGTAGTTTATTTTGAAGAACTTATAAATGATATAGATAATTATATTAATCATATTTCAATAGAAAATCGAAAGAAAATATTAATAGACATAAGAGATATGAGAAAACAATTATATGAATTAAGAGCATACATTGCAGACATAAAAGTATTTAAAGATGAGAGGTATTAAATGAAAGAAATAAAAAGTCAATACGAAAGTATAGTGCAAGAAGATTTTAACCAATTTAGAGAAATAAGCAGAAAATTTATGAATGTAAAGCCAGAAGATGTTGCAACATTATATGATATAGCAATAGAAAGTTGGTTATTAGCAACAAGATGGAGTGAAATACAGAGTAATGCTAGTAAAATGGCATTAGATTATGATTTTAATAAAACTGAATTTAGAGAATATTGCTATCAAAAATATAGGCAACTACAGGAGATGCACATAACAGCTAGAAGTTGGTATAGATTAGGGTTAGAAGATAAAAGAGCAAATGATTATATAGGAGAATAGAATGTGTACTTATTTAAGAAAAAGAACGAAACGCTCTAAAATCGTTTTCTATTGTAAAATTAATAGCGAATATATAAATCCTTTTGTTGAATGTCAAACTTGCTTAAAACGTAATCTCAAGCGAAATAAGCCTATAAGAAAAGTGAGTAAGAAACGAATTTTTACAACGAAAGAAACTTATGATAAAGTTTTTGCTCGAGATAAAGGAAGATGTAGATTATGTGGAACAACACAAACCTTACAACTTCATCACATAGATGGCAGAGGAAAGGATTTAACTAACAACATAGATAATTGCATTATGTTATGTAATCATTGTCACCACGATGTAGTACATAAAAACTTAAATAAATATAGACCTATATTAAAAAAGATTTTGAAAGGAGAATAAATATGAATAAGACCACTATATGTTTTACATTAACTAAAGAAGAAAAAAAGCAACTTGAAGAATTAGCTAAAAAAAGTCATTTGAGTATTAGTGCTTTTATAAGAATAAGATGCTTTGGAACTAGAATATAAAGTAATGTTGTTTTGGTATTTTCAACAAAATAAAAAAATACCTTAAAATATATTTACATTTATATAATAATATAATATAATAATTAAGAAAGGAGGAAGTAATGGCAGATATAATAGCAAAAAACATAGACGATAATAAAAAAAGAAAAGCAATATTTGTTCTAAATTGTAAAGGTAAGGATTTATCTAAAATGATAAGAGAAACCGTAGATAAATTGGCTGAAGAATATGATGAAAAATATAAAAATATTTAGGAGTACAAATGGAAATAACGGATTTATTAACAAACGATGGTTACATAATTGTAAATAAGAAATTAATACAACTTTACGGATTAGAAGAAGCAATAATAATCGGAGAACTTTCATCTGAATACAATTATTATAAACAAAGAGGGCAAATAACAGAAGATGGATTGTTTTATAGTACAGTAGAAAATATTGAAAAAAACACTTCATTAAGTAAACATCAACAATTAAAAGCATTGAAGCATTTAGAAGAAGAAGGACTTATTAAGGTTCATATTAAAGGATTACCTGCAAAAAGATATATTGAACAACAATTTGGACAAATATTGAACAACCAGTTGTCTAAAAATTGGACAACCAGTTGTTCAAAAATTGAACAACTAGATGTTCAAAAATTAAACACAAATAATAATAATATTAATAATAATAAATATAATACTAATAAAGAATATAAAGAAAACTATATAAAAGAAAGATGGCAAGAACAATTTGAAGAATTTTGGAAAGTTTATCCTAAAAAACAAAACAAGAAAAAAACAGAACAATGGTTTAAAAAATATAAACCACCAGAAAATCTATTTAAAACAATTATTAACAAAGTAGAAAAATTTAAAGAAACTAAAGATTGGCAAAAAGAAAATGGCAAATATATTCCAATGGCCACTACTTGGCTTAATGGAGAAAGGTGGAACGATGAAGTTGAAGTAAAGCAAGATAATATATTTTTAGAAATAGGAAAGGAGGAAAGCTTTTTTGAATAGAGAGAGTGTTATAAAGATTTTAGCAATATTAAAAGCAGCATATCCTAATTTTTATAAAGACATAAATAAACAAGAAGCTGAGACTGTAATTAGTTTATATCAAACAATGTTTGAAGATAAAGACAAAGATTTAGTATTATTAGCTATTAAAGAATTAATAAATACTGAACCATATCCACCAACTATTGCAGCTATAAAAAACAAAATGGACAAATTACAACATTTAAACGATGATAAATCTAATTTAGACTTATGGGCAGAAGTAAAAGACGCGATTAATTCACCATATGATGAAATGACTGAAATATTTTACACATTATCGCCAGAAGTACAAGAGTTTTTTAAGTCGCCCAAAGGAATAAAAGAATTAGCTATGATGGATGCTGAAACGATAAACTCAGTAGTAAAAGGACAATTTTTTAAACAAATAGAAATATTAAAAGAAAGAAACATTCAAGAAAGAAAAATGTTATTAGAGACAAAAAAGAAAATAGAAGAACTACAGGGAAAAGCTTTTAAGATGTTAAATGAGGGTTAAAAATGAAAATAACCGCTATTTATTTATTTAATAGATACGCAGATAAAAGAGGACTTGTAAGTATTGTTGATATATTAGAAAACGGGTGGACAGAAAAACAAGCTGAAAACGAAGGATTAATCATAAAGGAAAATTTCAAATATGATTATATTGTTACATCAGAAAAGAAACATAAAATAAAAGGAAAAAGAAATGCGAAACATTAGTATATTAAAGAATTATAATGAATTAGTAAAAGAATATGAGAATTTACAAGAAAGAAGAGATAAAGTGCTATTGCTAATAGAAAAAGAGGGTGGCAATAAAGGTTGGGAATATGAAAAGAAAATGCCAGAAATTATGGTAAAAAAACAAATAGAACAAATATATAATATTTTGAGGGATTAAGATGAATAGATATCAAGTAGATTATAAGGAATACGGTGAACTAGTATTTCAAGGTAAACTTACAATGGAAGAATTGCAAAGATTTATGAAGTTTATAGATGATAAGAAAATGAAAATGATTGAAAACGGAGAAAGTTCATTAATAGTAAAAAGAATAAAAGAGGAACAAGAAAGATAATGTCAGGAAATAAACGCAAAAGAGAGGAATTAGAAAGAATTTATGGAAAAGGCTCAATGTTTCAAAAAGCCAAAACAGAAGAATATATTGAAACATTGCCAAGAATAAAAGGAATTAAACAATACGTTAAAGAAAGAAAATATAGCGGAAAACAATTACAAAAGTTAATGGCAGAAATGCAATACCATCATATGAAACACTTAAGTGAAGGCGGAAAAACAACATTAGAAAATGGTGCAGTAGTAAGTGGATTAGAACATCAATATATGCACTCACAACCAAGGCCATACGAAGAAATAATGAATGAACATATAAGACAATGGAAAGTTGATTTTATGACATTCACTACAGATAAAGTACTGGACAAAGGGAGCATAAAAAAAGAAAAACAAACACAACACATAGAAATACAAGTGCACAACTATTTTGGATTTAGCAAAAAGCAATTAAGAAGAATGAGACGTAGACAAGAAAAAAGAGAACTACGAGAAATATTAGAAAAATACGAAAGGAATAAAGATGAAAGGTAAATTATTAAGTATAATAAAATATTTTGGAATTAATGAACAATTAGTAAAATTACACGAAGAAGTTGGAGAACTAACAGTTGAATGTATAAAAGATGATTATTTTAATATAGTAGAAGAATTAGCAGATGTTACTACTTTATTAAAACAAATACAATATTTTTTCGAAATAGATGACCAAGAAATAGAAATAATGATGAATGATAAGGTAAACAGAACATTAAAAAGAATAAAGGAAGGTTATTATGACGAACATAGATGATGAAGAAAAAGAAAAACTCATTAAAGAAACAAAAACTAAAATAATATGGCAACTAACAAATAATGAAGATTTAGACTGTATAATATATGGAGATGGCAAAATTCACGGAGGAGTTGGAGACTCAAATGCAATACTAAATGCATTAAGTAATTTAGTTATGGGATTATTGCAATCAGGTATTCCTAAATATGCAATAAAAAAAGCGATAAAAGTAGGATTAAATTGGGAAAGGTATATATTAGAAGATGAGTAATGAAATACAAGTTGGAGAATATATTAGAAATAGATACGGGATAGCTAAAGTGGTTGATATATCTTTTGATAGTCTTTTAGGTGTTAATAAGCTAAAGTTAGATAACAAAATTGCATTTCGTGTAAACAAAGAAACTGGAGAAATTGCCGAACTGATAGATGTTTTACCATTACAAAGTCATATTGATATATCTAAAATTAATCATAGTCCAAATATAATAGATTTAATAGAAGTACGGAGATTATGTAAATGGTCGAGAAATTAATGGAATAGACCCACCTCAACATAGGTGTTTTCATAGGTTTTATTCAGATATAGGTTTTACAATATATAATGAATTTAAGAATAAAGATATTGAAACTGTTGTAACAAAAGAGCAATTTTTAAGAATGGAATACAAGGTAAATGGATGAAGAAGAATTAATAGGGAACGAAGATGAATTTTTAGATAGATGCTATGATGCTATGAAAAAGTTAATTTCAGAGCTAGATAAACTCGAATTTAAAAGTCTTGAAAAAGCACAATGTATATCAAAAGCACTTGAATTAGCCTTTTGGATTAAGCAATATCAATATGAAAAAGGAAAGGCAGAGGAACTAGAAGATGATGAAGAAGTATAAAATATTTTATGAAGCGGATGGCGAAATAATAGAAAGAGAAGTTGATGAGAAAGAGTTGCAAGAGTTTTTTGGTAGTTTAGAGCCTAAAAATGAAAGCAGTTTAAAAGTAAAACAAGTGAAAGAGGCGGAAAGATGAGTGAAGAACACGAATGTATTATAGGAGAATGGCTTAATTATGAAGATGCAAAATTAATAACTTTTAAAGAACTAAAACAAAAGGTAAAAGAAAATAATAGTACATTTGATTATGGCTTAAAAACTTATGGAGAAGATTTTATGAATGGATTAATGCAACAATTAAAATTAAAAGATTATTTTGATAATCGAAAAAATGTAAATTTAAATAAATTTAAATATTGTCCGTATTGTGGGAAAGAAATTAAGTGGAATGTTTTAAAGAAAGAGGCAGTTAGATGAGTGAAGAAAGTAAAAGAGAATTATTAAGTTTTTTAGATGACACCTATAATGGCGGAGATTGGCAAAGTTTAGTTGATTATATAGACAATAACTATATAAGTAAAAAAGATATAGGAAGGACAGAATAATGAAAGAAATAAATGTAATGGGAACAACCTACACTATTGAATTTAAGGACGAAGATGAAGATAAGAAACTTAATGAATTAGAGGGTTATACTGATTTATATGCAAAGCAAATAGTTATATGTAATTTAAAGTCAAGAGATTATTATAAAAACGTAAAAGAAAAAACTAGAAAAAAAGCTGAAAACAAAGTATTAAGGCACGAAATCGTACACGCATTTTTGTATGAGAGTGGATTGGATTGCAACAGTAACAAAAGTTATAGTTGGGCAGAAAACGAGGAGATGATTGACTGGATTGCTATACAAAGTCCAAAATTATTTAATGTGTTTATAGATTTAGAAATACTGCAATAAAGGAGAAACGAGATGACTTATTTAAATGAAGAAGAAGAGAAAGCTTTTGAAATTGTAAAAAACATAACAGAGGATGATTTGCTAGACTGTTGGGATTATGGAGAAAAAGAGTTTAAAGCAATACAAATAATATTAAATCTTACAGAAAAACAACGAAAAGAAATCGACGAGAAAACAACAATATTATTTGCAGGAGCAGAAAAAGTCAAACAATTAGAAAAAGAAATCAATGAACTAAAATGTGCTATAACAAGTCAATCAAAGCTTATATCACAAGACCAAAAAGAAATAGAAAAATTAAAAGAAAAATATAGTAAACTTTCACATAGTGCAATAGAAGCTGTTTTTAGTGATTATAATAATGATGTTGAATTGTTGGCGAGAAGATTATTAAAACAAGGGCTAATAAAAAGAGAAGATAATTATTATATAAACCCAGATTATGATGAATTTAACAATCTCGAAAAAAGAGAGGTAGGAGAAGTATATGAGTGAAGAAGAAAAAGAAGCAATAAAAGTCTTAAAAGATTTATTAGAAGAGTTTGAAGATGTAGAAAAGTATGCAATCGTTAATTTAAGTAAGAAAGAGTTTGAAAGTTTTCAAGTAATTTTAAATCTAATAGAAAAACAACAAAAAGAAATAGAAAGACTAAAAAAAGATAAAGATATTTTATATGGGGTAATTGATGAAAAAAATAATGATATAAGAGTTAAAATTAACGAACTCAAAGGTTTGCATTTAGACCATGGTGACACATTTGATAGTATGAGAAATTATGCTGTATTAATTTTAGAGGAATTATTAGAGGAGTAACAAATGAAAGAAAAAGAATTAGAAGAGGCGTTATTGAACGTACCAATTAAAAGTATTCAAACAATACAAAAATATATAGAAGAAAATTATATTCCTAAAAAAGAATTAAATAGTCATATATTACAATTTTTAGGGGCGAATATTTATTATAGTTTGGACAAACGAGAATTAGAATTAAGAAAATGCAACTTGAAAAAGCTTTTTAATGTAGATGAAGTAATATTGAGGAGATAAAATGAAACAAAAAATAATTTTAGATGGAGATATTTTATATAAAGATGGACGAGAAATAAAACTATCATATATTCAACAAAGAATATTGCATACTTTAAAAGACAACTTATTGCATAGTCATATTGAATTAATTAGAAATGCAAATATATGTAGAGGATTAAGAGAGGCAGACTCATTAAGACAACATATTTTAAGAATAAACACATTGACCAGATTAAAGATAAGACCCTTAAAAGGAGCAGGTTATCATTTAGAAAATAAAATATTTGTAGTAAATTAATTTGCCATATAAAATTAATAATGTTATAATAAAAATAAATGAAAAGTTTTAGTTTATTTTATAAAGAAGTCGAAGGAAACGAAGGAAATAAATGCAAATACACAACAAGGCTTGACACTTATGGTTGCGGTTGTCAACACGATTGTAAATATTGTTATGCAAAAAGTCTATTAGATTTTAGAGGACTTTGGAATCCGCAAAAACCAGTAGTTGGTAATATGAAACAAATAAGAAATGCTGTTATAAGAGCTAAAAAATCTAAAGTCGACATAGTAAGACTAGGTGGAATGACGGATTGCTTTCAGCCATTAGAAAAAATGTATAGAGCCACCTATCAAACAATAAAAATGTTAAACAAATATAGAATAGGGTATTTGATAGTTACAAAAAGCCATATAGTAGCAAATGAAGAATATTTAAAGATATATGATAAAGATTTGGCACATTTTCAAATAACTACAACTTGTTTAGATGATGATTTATATAAGAAATTAGACTACGAAAAGGCAAGCTTACCAAGTCAAAGAATTGAGGCAATAAAAAAGTTGCAAGAAAATGGATTTGATGTAGCAATAAGATTAAGTCCTTTGATTGAAGAATTTATAGATTTTGACAAACTAAATTCTTTAGGAATACAAAAAGCACAAGTTGAGTTCTTAAGAGTAAATCATTGGATTGAGAAATGGTTTGATGTAGATTATAGTAAATTTACGATAAAACAAAGCGGTTATAGGCATTTGCCGTTAGAAGAAAAGAAAAGAATAATAAGTAAGATTAAAATACCAACAATTAGTGTTTGTGAAGATGAAAATAAAGCATATGAATATTGGAAAAACAATTTTAATCCAAATAAAGAAGATTGTTGTAATTTAAGGAGGTAAACATGAGCGAAGAAGGCGGAGTTTGGCGAACAATCGGCGGTAGACGTGTATTTATAAAAGACGGACAAGATTTAGCAAGTGCCATGAAAGAAAGTGGTAAATTTAAAGATAAAGAAACTCAACAAAAGCCCCAAATGAGTTCTGCAGATGCAATAAGAGAATATCAAAACTGGGGCTATGGGACCTTAAATGAAAAATTAAGAAAAGGAGAAGAATTAAATGAAAAAGAAAAAAATATAGATGAAGGATTACAAAAAGCCTTTGACAATGAGAAACCTACGAATATGGAACAGAAAGTTTTTAGAGATAGTGGATTTGCTGTAACTGCTGAAGCTTTTGAAGAATTAGGACTTAATAAAGAAATGAAAGAACGATTAAATTATGCTAATGAAATAGCAAAACAATATGAGACTAAAGACAATAAATTGCGCTTTTTTGCAGAAAAACAAAAAGACATGGATTGGTTAAACGAGAAACTAAAAGATTATGAATTTAAAGATAATGCTTATTATAGTACAACAACTTCTTATGATTATGTAAAAGGCTTTTCAGAGGGACAGGGCGGTCAAGGCAATATTAGTGAATATGGAGCAAAAGAAATATTACAAATTAATGTGCCTAAAGGGACAAAAGTAATAGATATGCAAAAAAGTGGAAGAACTGGAGAATTTTATCAAAACGAAAGTGAAATATTATTAAATAAAAAAGGCTCATTAAAAATAAAAAAAGTTTACTATGATTATGGAACCGACGCTTTATTAATTTCTTGCGACTATGTAGAAAAAGGAGAAGATAATGGAAATAATAAATAAAAAGATAGAGGATTTAAAACCATATGAAAATAACCCTCGTTTCAATGATGATGCAGTAGAATATGTAGCAAAGTCAATAAAAGAATTTGGTTTTAAAGTACCAATGATAATTGATAAAGATAATGTTATAGTTGCAGGTCATACAAGATATAAAGCTGCTATTGAATTAGGACTTAAAGAAGTACCTTGTATTATTGCCGATGATTTAACTCCTGAACAAATAAGAGCCTTTAGATTAGCAGACAATAAAGTAAGTGACTATTCAATATGGAATAATGTGGCTTTGCTAGAAGAATTAGACGCTTTAAAAGACTTTGACATTTTTACTGGATTTGATGAAAGCGATAATTTTGAAGATATTTTAGATGAAACTGATACTGCTATTTTAGGAGATGAAGAACAATTATATAAGATTATAGTAAAATCAGCAAAGAAAGAAGATATTGACAAAGTAAGACAATTTTGCGAGGATAATAACATTGGTTATGAATAAAGATGTGTTAGTTGTAGAAATATCAGGCAAAAGACCAGGTAATTTCAAAGATAGACCAACTGAAAAATACAAATGCAATTATGACCATTTAATAATAAGCAACAATAGTGAGGGTTATGATACTGAATGGGAAATAGTAAATGTGCCAAATGATTACGAAAAATGGTATAAAGAAAATTATTTAGTAGATGAGAAAGCTTATTATGCACCAATGAATAGAAGTTATGCCATAAAATATGCTAAAGAACACGGCTACAAATATCTAGTTCAATTAGATGATAATATAGTTAGTTTAAAGATACAATATAAATTGGGCGAGAAGTTTATAAGAGGTAAAAATAACCCAGACAATATTTTAAATGATTATATAAAAGCATTAGTATTAGCATTAGAAAGTACAAATGCAGGAATGAGTGGTTGCAATATGTCAGGTGCTAGTATGCCAAGTCAGAGCTATTTAAGAGAAGGGTATGTTTATTCTATATTTTGTCTTAAGTTAGATGTATGCCCAGACCATTTTCAAGGTGGATTTGAAGACGATGTAGAATTTAGATTAAAATTAATGCAAAAAGGAATACCTTCAATACAAATAGTACCATTAAGTTATGGAAAGACAGGGCAAGGTAATAACAAAGATTTAACGGGTTGCAGAAAAGCATATGCAGACGTTGGAGTATTACGTGGAAGTAATATGAGTAAATTATATGGAAACTTATATAAAGCAGGAATGACAAATAAAGACCATAGTTTGGGAAATTCATTAAAAAGAGATTACACAATATTCAAACACAAACTAAAGACCTTTAAATTAGGAATAATGATAACCGACAAAAAGAAAAAACAAGAGTTAGATAAACATATGAAATATATGATAAGTAAATATATATAAGAAAGAGGAAATATGAAAATAGGATTATATCCAATGGTGGCGGATGTATTACACGCAGGCCACGTTTTAGCAATAGAAGAAGCTAAAAAACATTGTGATTATTTAATAATAGGATTACATTGTTGCCCAAACTATAAAAATCCAGTACAAACAATATTTGAAAGATATATGCAATTAAGAGCAGTAAAATGGGTGGATGAAATAATACCTTATACGGATATAAACGATGTAAAAAATATGATTTTAGGATTAGACTATGACATTTACTTTTTAGGCGAAGACCACAAAAACGGTTATTGGGAATGCAGAGATATAGTAGAAGGCACAGGTAAAAAAATAATATACTTACATAGACAACACAATTTTAGTAGTACAAACGTAAAGGAAAGGATTATTGCTCGTGAACAAAGCAAATCCGAACAATCTAAATGAAAACATAGATATACAACAATATATAACATTTTTAATAGGTTGCAAATATTCAAAAGAAGAAATAAAAGACATAAACTATTACACTAAATGTAAAAGTATAGCAAAAGATTTTATGTTAAGTAAACAATTTGACATAAGCAAAATAGACTTTAATTTAGAAGAATATTTTGAAAGAGGTAACAAAAATGGCAAAAGGACAGATTAAACAAGCACAAGCAAAAATAGACAAGAAACAATTTGAACAATTGTGCCAAATGCAATGCACAGAGAAAGAAATAATGGCTTGGTTTGATGTATGCAAAGACACTTTAATTAGTTGGTGCAAAAACCAATATGGAGTAGACTTTTCGACTATTTACGACCAAAAAAAACAAGGCGGAAGAATAGCATTAAGAAGATATCAATTACAACAAGCAGAAAAAAATCCAACAATGGCAATTTGGTTAGGCAAACAATATCTAGGGCAGAAAGATGTAATTGAAGAAAATCATAATATAAATAATGGTATATTAGATGAACTTATAGGAGCAATCAATAATGCCAAGAACTCTTGATGAAATACTAAATTCAAAACAGCAGTTATTTTTTAGAGCAAAGCACAAAAGAATTAATTTATTAACAGGTAGTGTTAGAAGCGGTAAAACATATATCTCACTATTAGTATGGGCAATATTCGTTGGAACAATGCCTGCTAGTAGTGAGTTTTTGATGTGCGGAAAAACATTGACATCGTTAAAAAGAAATTGTCTAGGATTATTAGAAGATTTAGTAGGAGACAACTTTCATTATACATTAAGTTCTAAAACAGCGACATTGTTTGGAAGGACAGTTTGGTTAGAGGGTGCAAACGATATAAAAGCAGAGAGCAAGATTAGAGGTATGACACTTGCAGGAGCTTATGTAGATGAGTTGACACAAATACCAGAAGATTTTTACAAAATGCTATTATCAAGATTGTCAGTAAAGAATGCAAAACTATTTGCAACTACAAACCCCGATACTCCTACACATTGGGTAAAGACTGAAATAATAGACAATGACGAAATAGATAAAGCTGTATGGCATTTTACTTTTGATGATAATGAAATACTAAAGAAAGAAAATGAGGAATACTTTGAAAACTTAAAACGAGAATATAAGTCAATGGGAGATGTATATTATGATAGATTTATACTAGGTTTATGGGTACTTGCAGAAGGATTGATTTATAAACAATTTGCTAATAATCCTGAAATGTTTATAAAAGATGAGCCATTAGATGAAAACGGAAATAGGCTTAACTTTATGATTATATCAATAGGTATTGACTACGGAGCAACGAGAGGTGAAACAGAGTTCAAAGCAACAGGATTTACTACATTATTTAAAGAGGCGTGGACTATAGATGAAGAAAAATTAAGTGGCATACACACACCAGAAGATATGTATAAAGCATTTTTAAATTTTTACAACAGAGTAGTACAAAACTATGGCAAAGTAACATATTGCTTTGCTGATTATGGAGCTTTAGGACAAGTATTGACGTTTGGAATGAATAAGTATTTACAAAAGAACAACATACCTTTAACAATACAGGATTGCATAAAAGGGCAAATTAATGATAGAATATATTTAGACCAGTTGTTATTTGCACAAGGACGAAGATTTATTTTAAAAAAGTGCAAATATCTCATAGAAGCTTACAAGTTAGCGGTATGGGACGACAAAAAAGAAAATGAAAGATTAGATGATGGAACAACACCAATAGATGATTTAGACGCAAGCGAATATAGTATGTTTCCATTTTACGACAAACTATTAATGAATGCACAAAAAATATATTTCGAAAAGGAGAGTAGCGAATGGAGTTAACGAAATTCTTACAAGACAAATATGGTTATAATCCAGATGTGAAAGATGCAATTAAGACTTATATAGGACAATGGAAAAGTTGGTATATAGGTAATGTAAGAAGCTTTCACAATTATTATATCTATAATGGACAAAAAAGAGTAAAGAAACAAAGATTTACATTAAATATGGCAAAAGAAGTCAGCGAAGATTGGAGCGACATTATATGGAGTGAGAAATGCAAAATCTCATTAAAAAACAAAGAAGACCAAGATAAATTTGACGAATTAGTAGATAAGCTTAATTTATATGTATTAATAAACAAATCAATAGAAAAGTCAGGAGCATTGGGAACCTGTGCAACAGTAACAAGCGTTTATGATATAGTGTCAAACGAAGACGGAATGACATTAGATGTAAGTAATGCTAAAACAAGAGCAGATATAGTTGATGTTGATTGGATTTTTCCATTAACTTGGAGTAATAAAGGAATAACTGAATGTGCTTTTGGCAGTGTTGAATACATAAATGGAAAGAAATACATAGTATGTGCTGTACATAAGCTAGAGAATGAAAACTATGTAATATATAATCATTTATTTCAAGAAACAAATGACAATTTAACTGAAATACCTTTTAAAGATAATACAATTAATAAATTTGATACAAAGTCAAATATACCTTGGTTTGCTATATGGGAGCCACTATTAACTAATAACTTATTTCAGAACAATCCATTTGGAATACCTCATTATGCAAATGCTATAGATGTATTAAAAACAGTTGATATAGACTTTGATGCATTTAAAAATGAAGTAAAAGATGGACAAAGAAGAACATTTGTAAGAAGTGAAATGCTCAATTATGATAGCGGAGAACAAAAACTAACATTTGACCCAGAAGACACAAATATATATGTTTTACCTAAAGGAGCAAGTGCAGATGATTTAATACAGAGTGATACTGATACATTAAGAGTAAGTGAGCAAATTAACGCACTAAACACAAGCTTAAATATATTAGGAAGTAAAGTGGGATTTGGAGAAAATCACTATCATTTTGACGGAACAAACTTAAGTACAGCAACAGCAGTAGTAAGTAGTAACAGTAAGTTATTTAGAAGAAAGAAAAAACTAGAGATAGGTTATGAAAGCTCTATATATGATTTTATTAAAGCTATTTGTTATGCCTCAAGTGTATTTGGCCAATATAACATAAATACTGATGATATGGTTATACAATTTGATGATAGTATCATAGAAGATAAAGAAGCAGAGAGTATAAGAGCATCAAGAGAATATAGTGAAGGATTAATAAGTGCAGTAGAATATAGAATGAAGATATTTGGTGAAACAAAAGAAATAGCAGAACAAGCTTTAAAAGACATAAAAGAAAATGAACCTAAAACAGAAGACTTAATGAAGGAGTAGATAAGTGTTAAGCGACAAAGTAAGAGAGAGACTTGCCGAAACTTTAGTGGACAGAATAGAAGAACTTAACACAACAATATTAGAAGAAATAGGCAAGTCAATAAAAACAATAGGTGGACTAACTACATCACAAGCATATCAATTAATACAACAGCTTAAATATGGTGCTAGTTATAGAAAAATAATAAAAAAATTAGCGGAAGTATCAAACTTAAACGAAAGACAAATAAAAGAAATATTTGAAGCAATAGCAAAACAAGACCAAAACTTTGCAAAGCAATTTTATCAATACAGAGATATAGACTTTATACCTTATGAACGAAATGACAGACTAAAAAGGCAAGTAAATGCTATTTCCAAGCTAACAGTAGATACATTTACTAATATGATGAACTCAAGCGCATTTATAACAATAGAAAATGGAAAACAAGTAGTAACTCCATTGTCAAGAATATATCAACACATATTAGATAGGGCAATATTAAGTTTATCACAAGGTCGAGAAAGTTATGGTACAATAATGCGAAAAGCAATGCGAGAACTAGCAGATAATGGTATAAGAACAATAGATTATGCTAGTGGTACTCATAGAAGACTTGACAGTGCCGTTAGAATGAATTTACTAGACGGAATGAGGAATTTATCAAACGAAATGCAAAAATCGTTTGGAGAGGAATTTGGAGCCGATGGCGTAGAGGTTAGTGTTCACTCATACCCTGCTGAAGACCACGCAGACATACAAGGTAGGCAATTTACTAATGAGAATTGGGAGAAATTACAAGCAGGTGAAAGAGTAAAAGATTATAGTGGAACATATAGACAAATAGGACATAGCAAAAGCGGAGGGTATAGACCTATAAGCGAATATAACTGTTATCACGGAATAACAAGCGTAATTTTAGGAGTAAATAAGCCTATATATAGTGAAAGTCAATTAAATGATATTCAAAACCAAAATGAAAAAGGTTTTAAGTTTGAAGGAAAACAATATACATTATATGAAGGCACACAATTACAAAGACAAATAGAAACAAAAGTAAGAACATTGAAAGACAGACAAATAGGAGCAAAAGCAAGAGGAGATTGGGACGAAGTAAGAAAATGTCAATTAGGAATAACACAGCTAACACACAAATACAAAGAATTATGCGATGTAAGTGGATTACCATCAAAAGCGACAAGAATGAGCGTTAGTGGTTATAAAAGAACAAAAATACCTGCATAGGAGGATTATATGAGATTTAGCATTATAATACCAAACTACAACAACGGACATTGGCTAAAAGGCTGTTTAGACAGTATATTAGAACAAACATTTACAGATTATGAAATCATAATAGTAGATGACATGAGTGAGGATGAGTCATTAGAAACAGCAAGACAATACGCAAAAGAACATAAAGATAAAATACAACTTATAGAATTAAAAACCAAAAGATTATGCGGTGGAACAAGAAATGAAGGCATAATAAGAGCAAAAGGCGATTACCTATACTTTGTTGATGGAGATGATAAGTTAAAAGACAAAGATGTTTTACAATATTTTAATGACAATATAAATGATGAAGACATAATCTATGTAGGAATAGAAACTATATTAGAAAATACAAGAGGACCTTTTATTCCATATTACCCAACAAAATTTGATGCATATAAAAGTACAGCATGCGCACCATTTACAAAGATAATTAAGAGAAAGATTTGCCCATTCTTTCCAGAAGGCACATTGTTTGATGATAGAATACATCATTATTGGACTCTTAATAATGCTCAAAAGATAAAATGCTTAAATAAAGTAGTGTATGAATGGAACAGATTAAATTATACAAGTGCTATGCATACAGGTATAAAATGGGATGTTGGTAATTTCAATTATGCAGGTATGTTATATAAACTAATACTAGATACAGAAGACAAACAATTAAAAAATTTCTATATACAAGAGTTAAAAGGCTATATAGATTGGATTAATGGAGAAGTGAAGAAATTATGGACATAGTACACGATAATATAATTTATATAAGAGATTATAGTGAAATAGGTGGAGTAGAAACTTATGTTTACGAACTTTGTAAAAAGTATAAAGATTTAGACATAGCGGTTGTTTATAAAATGGCTCATCCTAGACAAATACAGAGAATAAGGCAATTTTGCAAAGCATACAAGCATACTAATCAAAAAATCATATGCAAAGTAGCTGTAATAAACTATGATACAACAATAATAGATTATATTACTGAAGATATATGGAAAGAAAACTTAAAACCAGGAGACAAAAGAGGAATATATCAAGGCATACACGGAGACTATTACAATTGTGACTATGGGAAACCACCAACCGACCCTAGAATAAAGTCTTATATAGGCATAACAAAATATATATGCAAAACATTTAAAGAAATGACAGGTTGCGATAATGTAATATTGAGTTATAATCCTTTATCAGTTGAAGATAAACCTTATTTGAAATTAATAAGTGCTACAAGATTGAGTGAATTAAAAGGCTCAAAAAGAATGATAAAACTAATGAATGCATTAGATGAGGCAGGAATAGACTATATATGGTATATTTTCACTAACAGTCCTGATACTTTTAACAATCCAAATGTAATATTCATGAAATCAAGATTAGATGTAACAAGATGGATTAAAGACGCTGATTATTTAGTTCAATTAAGTGATACTGAAGCTTGTAGCGTAGCAGTAAATGAGGCGCTATATAGAAATATACCAGTTATAGTAACCCCATTACCTTATTTAGAAGAAATAGGAGTAGAAGATGGAAAGAATGCTTATATATTAAACTTTGATTGCAGTAATATGGACCATATAATACAAAACATATGGAATATACCTAAATTCAAATTCGAACCAATGCAAGACAGATACAACGAAATCCTAGCAGAGGGGAAATCTAGATACGAGGAGGAAAAGAACATGATAGTAAAAGTAAAAGCTATCAAATGGCCTGTAGGAGTAAAAGACGCAGAGACAGGAAAATATCACGAAAATGGCGATGTATGGGAAACAAACAAAGAAAGAGCTGACTTTTTAGTAGAAAATGGTGCTGTTGAAATAGTAAAAACTACAGTAGTAAAACCAGAAGAGCCAAAAGTTGAACCAGTAAAAGAAGAAACAAAGCCAAAAAAGAAAAAGAAAATTGACACTAAAAAATAATAATGCTACAATTAATATAAGGAACGTGATGTAAAGGCTACGATAAGCCAACAAATAAATTAAAATCCACGAGTTCGCAACTCGTTAAAATAGCGTAGGAGGAGATTTATATGAGAGAATTTCTAAAAGGACTTGACCTTGATAAAGAAACAATAGATACGATAATGGCTGAATATGGCAAGAATGTAACAGGTTATAAAGAGCAAATAGAAGACTATAAAAAGCAGATATCAGACTTTGAAGGACAAGTTAAAGATTTAAATGCAAAAATAACTGACAATGAGCAATCATTGAAAGATTTAGAAACTCTTACAAATGAAAATAAAGACCTTAAAGCAGATATTCAATTAAGTGGAAATAATGTTAAAAAGGAATTTAGCAAGTTTGTAAGAAGTGAAGTAATGTCAAGAGTAGATGACAAGACCGACTTTGCAAAAGCATTAGAAGGTTATAAGAAAGAAAACCCTCAATTCTTTGGAGAGACAGTAGTAAAAAAAGTACAAACATCTCCAAGTTTAACAGGTGGAAATCCACCAGAAACAACAAATAATATAATGAATGATATTATAAGAGGGGCAAAAAATAATAACTAAAAGGAGAAAAATAAAATGGCAGTAATTTCTAGAACAGATGCAGATGCATTAATAGAGACACAAGTTGCTAACGAAATATTTGAAGGAGTTGTAAGAGACTCAAAAGCACTTTCAATGTTTAAAAGATTACCAAACATGACAAGTGATAAAACAAAATTAAGAATATTAGACTCATTACCAGTAGCATACTTTGTAAATGAGAGTTCTAATAACGGAAGAAAAAATACAACAAAACTAGCTTGGGACAAAAAATATATCAATGCTGCAGAAATCGCAGTAATTGTTCCAATTAAAGAAAACGTACTAAATGATAGTTCAATTGATATTTGGGCAGAAGTAAAACCAAGAATAGTTGAAGCTTTTGCAAACAAAATAGACAAAGCAATGTTCTTTGGAACTGACAAACCAAGTGATTGGAGAGCAGGCTTAGTACCTTCTGTAATTTCAGCAGGTGCAACTGTAGAAGAAACAGGCCACGGACTTTATTCAGATATTAACGACACAATGGTTAAAGTTGAAGAAAGTGGTTATGAAGTAAACGGAATTTTAGGTGGAGTTGGATTAAAAGGTAAATTCAGAATGATGACTGATACAACTGGTCAACCTCTAAATACAACTGAAATTGGCTCAATCAAGAGAACATATATGGATAATGGAGCTTGGAACAAGAACACAGCTACATTAATAGCTGGAGACTTCTCACAAGCTGTATATGCAATAAGACAAGATGTAACATATAAAGTATTAACTGAAGCAGTTATTCAAGACCCTAGCGATGGCTCAATCTTATACAACCTAGCACAAGATGATATGGTTGCATTAAGAGTTGTAATGAGATTAGGTTGGGAAATCCCAAATCCTGTAAATGCAGAAAACACAACTGACGCAAGATTTCCATTTGCAGCATTAGTACCTGGTACAAGCTTATAATAATTAGGAGGCAATTCATATGACTTTCGAAAATCAATATTTGACTTATAGTGAATATCAAGAGTTAGGAGGTACATTAGAAGAATTGCCTTTTAATGAACTTGAATATGAAGTCAGAAAAATAATAGATGAAAAGACACTTAATAGATTAAAAAATGTAGACACAATTCCAGATGAAGTAAAAATGTGTGAGTTTAAGATGATAAATACTGTAAGTAATTATCAAAATACAACAGTAAAAGCAAGAAGTGGAGTATCAAGTGAAAATATCGATGGCTATTCTGTATCATACAGAGATATGAAAAGTGTAATAGAGTCAAAGAATACTGAATTACAAGAAATGGTAACTACATCATTATTCGGAGTTATAGTAAATAATGAGCATTTAATTTACATAGGAGTAAAATAATGATAACTAATACAGAAATAACAGTCTTTCATAAAGTATTGAATGATGAAACCAGACTAGAAGAATGGGTAAAATATAATTATACTCATTGTTGGTGGTTTGGTGGAAAAGGAACTAATACAGATAAAGGCTATGAAGAAGCTAATGATGTAGAAATACGTATTCCTTATGATATAAATCCAAATTTAAATATAGGAAATTTCAGTATTGGAGATATGGTATGCAAAGGACATATTGACGCAGATGCAGAGGCCATATTAAATCAAGAAAAGCTTGATATAAACTTACAACAAACTTATGTAACACAAGAAACACTTCACGTTGGAAGAAGAAGTACACTAACAGGAATAACAGACCACTACAATATAACATCTTTAAAAGATAATACTTTTGGCAGTCAACCTCATATACATATAGGGGGAAGATAATGGCATTAAATCCAATTTCAACAATCAAAGCTAATTTAGGTATAGAACCAAATGGAGCAATACAAAAGTTTTTTACTAACACTTGCTATAGACACATGGACAAATATGTTCCAAGAGATAACAACATATTAAGAACAAACGTAACCATAAGAGCTGACAGTGTAACATACGAAGAGCCTTATGCACACGCACAATATGTAGGTTATACAAAAGGACCTGTAAGACATTATACAACACCACGGTACTGGACCATATTGGGACAAAAGAATGGTAAGTGCAGAAATGACTCAAGTAGTTGCAGAAGTACAAGAGGAGATAAGAAGAAGAAATGGCTAATATAAATAATGAAGTTGTCGTAGTAAATGACCTTCGTATTTCGAAATTAAGGACTTTTTTGATGTCAATAATAGATAATATATTAACTGACAAAAAATATCAAATAAACGCAAATATGCTCTCTTCAGACGTTAATAATTATTCGTTAGATAAAATACCAACAGCAAGTATTGTTGAAAGATGGGTAAATGGAGATATTATATATAGAGATGTATATTCTTTTAGAAGTAGAAACAATTATTCACAAGACACATTAATTAATCTATTAAATGTAGGATTTTTTGAAATATTTGAACAAGAGATTGAATTAAAAAACAAAACAAAAACCCTTCCAGAAATAGAAGGAATAGAAAGTATAGAATGCTTAAATTGTGGTAGTATGACAAATGCTACAACCAATTCAGCAGAATTTGATATACAAATACAAATAACGTATAAAGGAGGCTCACTATGGCAACAGCAAAGACAGATTTCTTTATAAATGGTAAGTTCTATGCTAAAGGCGACAAAGTAGAAGGTACTTATGAGCAAATAGTAAAGTTAAATGAAAAAGGCTATATTGAGCCTTTAAGTACAAAAGAACTTTATGAAATAAAAGAAAAGAAGGAGGAATAAAATGCCAGAAATTACTAAAATAAACAGAGACGAAATAGCAACATTCCTAGACACAAGCACAACAGCGTCACCAAACTATCAATTGCTAGGTACTGGAATAACAGCATACGCAGTAGCTTATAATCCTCAAATAACAACTGAAAAATGGATTATACACAGAAATGCAACAAGTACATTAGATAGTAACCAAAAGCAAGGCGATGTATCACAAAAAATGTACAAAGGCGACCCTTGTTTTGAATTTGCAAATGGCAAAAGAGATAAGACAGGTGGAGATGTTGCAGTTAAGATATTAGATGTAGATACTTGGGATGAGGCAAGCACTGGACACTATAAAGCAAAATTAAGCGACGGAATGTTAGCAATAACAAGTTACGGTGGAGAAGACGCAGTAATAGAGTACACATTATATTATAATGGCGACCCAACAGAGGGAACCTGCACTATATCAGATGGAGTACCTTCATTTACACCATCAGTATCATTATAAAAGAGTAAATCTATCTATAGGGCGGAGCAAATTCGCCCTTATTTTTATAAAAGGAGTTTAGATAATGGAAGGAAATAAAATTGAAGCGGTAGAAAATGACACTATACGATTTGCAATAACAGACCATGGAAAAGAAACGGGAGAATATTTAGAATTTGATTTAGAAGATATAGAATTGCCTTTTAGATTAGATGAAAGTTATAAGTTACACAATGCTAATATTGAAGATGTTAGAAGAAGATTACAAGTATTAGATAAAAAGCAAGACTCAAAAGGCAAAGGCTTTATGACTAAAAATCAAGAAGAGCAAGTAAGAATAATACAAGAGTTTTATAAAAAAGAAGAAAAGGCACTTGACTTGTTTTTAGGTGAAGGAGCTACAAGAAAAATGCTAAATGGCAGAAAACCTTATTTAACTATGTTTGAAGATATATCAGAAAGAATAGCACCTATATTACCTCAATTAAAACTAGAATATACAAATATAGTAGATAAAATCAAATCAAAATATTCACAGAAAGAAGATAATGTACTTGAATAATCCAGAGTATGTAAAAGCAAATGGCAAGCTATATAAAATAAATACTGATTTCAAAGTAGCCTTAAAATGTAATGATGTATATAACTCAAATGTAAGTGAAAAAGAAAAAGTATTAGCAATAATATATCTTTTATATGGAGATGAAGGACTTAATAATTCTAAAGATTGGGAGCAATTACTAGAAAAAGGCATAAAATTCTTATTATGTGGCAAAGAAAAAACTGAAAAAAATAATGAGTCATCTATGGATTTTGAACAAGACCAATCATATATAAAAGCGTCTTTTTTTACTGATTATGGTATTGAGAATATATACAATACCAATATGCATTGGTGGGATTTCTGTGATTATCTAAATGGACTAACTGAAAATTGTGTATTGAATAGAGTAAGATACATAAGAGAATATGATACAAAAGATTTAAAAGGCAAAGAACTACAAGAATGGCAAAAGAGGAAACAATCAGTAGCATTAAAGAAAAAAGACAAACAAGCTACTGAAAAACAAAAAAAATCAAGTGATAAATTTTATAAGTTATTAGGCTTATAGAAAGGAGGCAAAATGGCTGACGGAAGTATAACTATTGAATGTCTAGCTGAAACTAATAAGTTTGATAAACAAATGGCTAGAATAGATAAAGAAATAGAAAAAAGAGAAAAGCAAGGTGAAAAAATAGAAATACAAATAGTTGATTACGAGCAACAAATTCGTGAATTTGAAATGCTAGAAAATAAAGCAGATGAATATAGGAATAAGTTAAATCAATTAAAAGATGCAAGAGCTGATAATAAATCTATAAATGAAATGGCCTTAAAGTATGATGAAGCCGTAAGACAACTTGATAAGCAATTTCCAGCTATTGAAAAAATAAAAGGAAAACTAGCAGAGTTGAGAATTAAGCAACAAGAAAATACTCAAGAAGTTGAAAACCTTGAAAATGTTTACAATAGAGTAAAAACTAATAAACAAAAAGACGATGCTGAAAGCTTTAAAAATAGTATGTCTGAAGCTGGTAGTTCTATTGGCGGAATGATAGGAAAAGTCGGCAAATTAGCATTAGCTATATTTAGTGTAAGAAGTGCTTATATGGCAATAAGGCAAGCTAGTGCAACGATAGCTCAATACGATGAAACTTACGCTGCAAACCTCGAATATATAAGATATGCTTTATCAATGACAATTGCACCAATATTGAATTGGATTGTTAGTGCAGTAGCGACTGTATTGCAGTATATAAACCAAATAGCAAGTACTTGGTTTAATTTGACAGGTGGACTGTTTAAGAGTGCAAATGCTTTTAAAAGTGCTAAAAGTAGTTTAGGCGGAATGGCTAAAAGTGCCAAAGAAATAAACAAACAACTTGCTGGATTTGATGAAATGAATATATTACAAGATAATACATCGGCAAGCGGTGGAGGTGGAGGCGGTGTAGCTACTCCATCAATAGATTTATCAAAAGCTTTTGACTTTGGAAACATAGATTTAAAAGCAATAGCGAATAATATAATAGATTGGCTAGATGATTTATTTACAAAAATACGAAATTATATTTATGGCATTGATTGGATTGAATTAGGCTCAAAAGCATATCAAGGGTTGAAAGATTTCTTTATGGGAGTTGATTGGGCTCAATTGTTCGACAGTTTCTTTGAAACGCTAGGGTCAATATTTGGAGCAATAGGTGGATTTATAGTAGGATTTTTGTCTGATGCTTGGGACGATATTGTTAACTATTTTGATGAATGGATTAAAGGCTCGGAAGAACTTGGAGGGAATTGGGTTGATGGAATATTAACAGGAATACTGTATGCTATAGGAGCAATCGCAACGTGGATTTGGGACCATGTATTTACTCCAATTATTAATGGTTTCAAAAAAGCATTTGGAATATCTAGTCCTTCTAAAGTAATGATGGAAATGGGCGGTTATTTAGTTGAAGGACTAAAAAATGGTCTTATAAATATATGGGACAAGCTTAAATCTATTTTTGAAAATTTAAAAACTAATATTGTAAATATGTTTACAAAAACTTGGGAAAGTATAAAAGCTGTGTTTTCTGGAGTTGGAAGTTTTTTTGGCAATTTAGTAAATACTATTTGGAACAAATTTAGAGATATAGGAGCAACCGTTGGAAATGCGATAGCAAATGCTTTTAAAACAGCAGTAAATGCTGTGTTATCAGCAGCTGAAAGAATAATTAATAGTCCTATAAGGTCAATCAATTCACTTATTGGAGTAATTAATAATTTACCAGGAGTCAACTTAAGATATCTAAACACAATGAGTTTTCCAAGACTTGCTACTGGTGGTATTGTAAACTATCCTAATAGAGGTGTTGGAATAGGACGAGCATTGGCAGGAGAAAGCGGAGCAGAAGGTGTTATTCCTTTAACAGATAGTCAAGCAATGGAAACATTAGGAGAAGCAATAGGTAGATATATAAACTTAAATGCAACAATTCCTATTTATGTAGGAAATAGACAAATAGCAAGAGAAATAAAGAGAATAGGAGCACAGCAATCATACGCAAGTAATATGTAAGGAGTAGATATATGTTTATAGATAAAAATTCAATAGAAGTAAATGATATAAGCTTTGGACAATATCTAGTCCAAGCTGATTATGGTTACAATAAATTATGGGCAAATGATAGCGGAAGAAATTTAGCAGGAGAACAAACTGGAACTTTAGTTGGCATATTTCCTAAAATAGAAATGCAATTTAGAAAGTTATCACAAGCCGAATTACATACAATAGCACCAATATTAGATAGTGCAAGCCAAACAGTAAAATATTATGATGATACAAAAGGTGCTTATGTAACAATGTCAACATATACTGGAGATTGGAAGGTAACAAATAGAGGAATAGGGCAAAATGAAGGGTTTTCAGTAAGTTTTATTGCTA